CAGGGAATACATCGCCTACACCAATCATGATACGTCAAACTCCTCATCAACAGTTTCTTCTTTGCCCGCAGCTGTAATTCTCTTTAACAGCTCTAGTTGAGCATCAGGGGTAGGTCTAGGAAGTACGTCGTCCATAGACTTTAGTTCTGCAACTAATTCTGATTCCCAATCTTCTAAAGCACGAGGCTTACATTTGAGTGCCTGTAATTGGTACTCTACATTAAAGACCTGCGGTCCAGTCTTCAATCTTTTAAAATAAACGTCCCAGCCAGCTTCATTATCTGTTGGGTTGCCTAAGTCTTCCATAGCGACTAGAATTTGGTCGAAAAGTTTTCTTTTCAGGTTAACCACTTTGATCTTATTGTCAGAGTAGTCGATGCCTTGGACTGCATAAGCCCAACCACATTTCAAGTCAGGGTAAAAATCACGAACGTGATCGTGTTCCTTGTTGTTAAAGGTTTCGGTTGCCCTATCGAACGACAAACATTCCATTGGAATATTTTTGTTGTTCTCGCCTTTAACCCAATAAACATAACGAGGAAGCAGATCGCCTACTAGACGAACTTTGTGATCCTCTCGGTTGCCAAAATTGTAGGTTTCAATTTTGTCTTTTTGGGCTGAGCCCTTGGTTTGATTAAAGCTAATTGCCATAATTTTTCTCCGTTATTGTCTCCTCAAATTTAAAGTAAATAAACCCTTCTCTAATTTCGAGCAGTCTGTTTTTTCTAATAATGTCCTCACTAACTTTACAGAAAATGAGGTCTAAAGTAGTGTCTTTAGTTTTTACGTACTCATGATAATTGCGATATGATGCGACACCAACATATTCCGCAACTTCTTTATCACTATACTGAGCACGACCAGTAGTAAGTAGTTTATCTGGGTTTATCAGAAAACTACTACCACCAAAATTCTTTTCATAAAACTTGAATGTTTTATCATAATAATTCTTAGGTGTAAGTCTATAAGTAATTATTCTAAGGATTGTAATAATATCACCAACATTTCCGTTGCTCGCTTCTACAATCTTTTTCCAATTATAATATATCATATATTATACCAAAAATACAAGCGTTTGTCAAGCACTATTTTTTCTCTGCTCAACACATTCCTTTCAAACCCCGTCATAATACTCGTACCTTATAATCTTGTTTTATGTAATAACCCATTCTGGCATTTGCCTGCCTAGTAGCTGTTTTACCTTTTAAATGAATATCTACAACAGTAGGCTGTAACTTGCCTTCTTTTTGTCGTATTACTCTACCAATTAACTGTGTTAATAGTGGTTCATTATTTACTGGTGTAGCCAATACTAGACAACTAAGATCATCTAAAGATATACCTTCTGAAAATATCGCTTGTGTTCCAAACAGTATATTTTTAGATCCTCCAATTAGTTTCATAGTTTTTTCTCTTTCTGCAAATTCCATATCCCCTGTAATACATACTGAATTATCTCCTACCAATCTATGACAAACTTTTAGAAATGCAACTCTGTCCGATACTACTAATACTTTGTGCCCTTCGGCTGCATACTTAGAAGCAATCAAACTTATACTATGCACATACTCCTCTGTATTTACTAGATGATTAACTCTCTCAGCCCAAGGTGTATAAGAGCCATCTAGAAATCGTACTTCCGATTTAATGACATCAACCTTTGGAGTCATATAATTCTCTTTAGGCGGTTTTAAAACATTGTGCCCAAAGTAATCCCTAAATACTACATGCCTACCATCTTTTCTTTCTAATGTTCCTGTTAGTCCCACTTTATATCTTGCAGGCATTTCATCTATTATTCGGGTAAATGTAGGGGACGAAACGTGATGCATCTCGTCTAAAATTACTGTCCCGAACAAATTTTTTATCTCTGGGATACGACGGTATAAAGTCTGAATGTTCCCGATAGTTATTGGGGGTGAAGTGTTCATTACTCCTGACCCGATTCTGCCAGCTTGTATCCCGAAAGCTTTGTGTACTTCTTTTTCCCATTGGTTCCTCAAATTGGTTGTATGTGTTACTACTAGTGTCTTTTGTCCAAGTTTCTTAGCTATTGCTAAAGCTGCTACTGTCTTTCCCCAACTTACCCAAGCGTTAATTATAGCGCTGTCTTCTACCTCATCAACTGTCATTTTTTGACTTTGCCTTAAAGTAAACTTAAAGTCAGGAAATTGTACTGGCATTTTAATCCTCTTATCGATAATCTCGTAATCGTCTGGGACTAAATCCGTCCTTCCCATTGGTATAGAAACTAAACCATCTCTTAAAGGTCTAATTGTTTTTAATACCATAGGAGGATCTTGAGGCATACGAGGAGGTAATGTATATGTAAGCTCTTCCTCCATTTCTGTAAGCAATGCAGTATTTCCTTCTATTTGTATTCTGTTACTAAAAACTGCTTTCATTTGTCCTTCCATGCAATATAGAATAGTATCGCACACATACTGAACAAAAACAAGTAGCCCCCAACTATGGGCATAGGTAATTCTTGAGGGGTCATACCAAATACATACTTATATAAGTTTTCGCTAGGAATAGTAAACCTACTCCATTTAGTAAAATTAAAGCTCTATCTTTCCATACAAGAGATACTATCAACCAGAGAAACACTCCAATAGTTGATAACGTTAGATCCCATTCTGTTAGATGAGGAACTCCTCTTATAGACATAGCACAGAGTATAATTACACTAGCTACCCACTTTAAGTACCAATCGTAAGTAGTTGTTCTATATCTACCCCATAATTCTGATGCTTTTTGATTTTTCATTTTGTGTGTCTCGGTAACTTTGCTTCTACAAACATTTCATGTTTATTTTTTACTGGGTTAAACTTTCTTAGTCTAAGTTTTTTACCATCTGAAAGCATACTTGCTGTTTTGTGTGTTGTATAGTGGTAGGTATGGCTATCCCTTGACTCCCCTTCTGGAATCATATATACTATTTGTTTTTTTCCTTTTGCCATTATATAATTGTTCTAATAAATTGTGCTGCTTGTTGTCTCCACTTAGGACTCAACTCAGGGTGGTTATTATCCCAAGGACTAGACCAACCCACTTTTTGAGTTCTTAAGCGTACATGTTCGGGTAAATAATCTCTCATTACTTCCCGCATTAAAAATTTGTTTGTACCTTTGTGGTACTTCTTTGTTTGTCTAAACTTTACACTTCCTTTTATACTTAAACAATACTTAGCAAAGGACTGAGTAAGTAAAGGAATTCTACTTTCCATTCCAAACATTCCCGCAGTCTGATCTGTTGCTAGTATATTCTGTTCTGAAGTACATAGTAAATCTGTAAACAAAGTATTACTTAATAAATCGTCTCCAAATGCTTTATATGGAAACCATCGTTGTTGCTTAAAGAATTCAACATGGTTTTCATTATGTCCATCATTCTCTAATCTATTTTTGTGATGATTGTATCCTGTGAACAATTCATCTCCGCTGTCTCCTGAAAGAATTACTTTACACCCTGCTTCTTTCGCTGCTTGGCATAATAAATATCTAGGAGCTTGTCTATTATGATCAGACCACATATAATGTGTATTTGCTAACCACATCTTTCCAAAGTGTGCCCTGTCATCTCTATCTAGGGTTACTCTGTGTACTTTATATCCCCAATCTCTAGCAGTTTTAACTGCCATATCAGATTCCCAAGCGTGTTCTTTATGCCCCCAATGTAATCCTTTTTGACCTAAGTTATATCCCATTGTAAAAACTTCTATATCTACATCAGAATCTCTTAAAAGGGAAGCAACTATTGTACTATCCATTCCACCACTTAAAAATAGCGCTGTCTTATTTATGTTTTTTGCAACTTTATTGACTGCTTCTTTGATATTAAACCTAAACTCTGCTGTGTCTAGCTTCTCAGATCCAATATCAAAAAAACTCCATAAGTTCCTTCTAGTTAATTTAAAATTATCGTTTAAATCAAACTCTAACCACCCGCCTGGCTCTACCTTATAGATAGACTTGTAAATGCTTTGATCTCCAAAACTTTGAGTATTCTTTAAAAACTTCGCATTGAATTTAGACTCATCAATTTCTTTTCCGAAAAAACTAGTCAAAGTTGTACTAAATTCAAACTGCGCTCCGTCCCATCTCCACCATAAAGGTTTCGCCCCAAAATGATCTCGTATTAGAACTAATTTGCCCTGCTTAGGTAGGTACCACGCGATTGATCCATGCCAATCTGTATGCTCCAAAAATTTGAATCCATACTTGTCCAATGCTTTTCCTAGCCATTCTGTATCATTGGGAATTGTCGTGTCATACATTTCCCCATTAAACAATAATACATTACCTTTAGGTGTTATATAAGGCTGTACTTGTCTTTCTCCATTGATGTCTAAAAGTACATGAGCAAAGGCAAAATTTTCATCACTCCAATACTCAAGAGCATCAGGTCCGCGATGCTCCTGTTTTTTAATCATCATCTCTATTAGAGGGTGATTAGTAGTTCCTGCAAAACCGCACATTAGTTTCCGTCCCAATTAAGGTCAGTAACTTTTGCTTGTTTTACTTTCCAATCTTTCCCCTCAATTTCTTGCCAGTCAATTATTGTATTAACGTCTATATCGTCCCATCTCTGAAACTCTATATCATAGCATAGTAACTTTTCGTCTGACGCATTTTGTGTCCAATGCTCTCCAAATACTTTGCCTTTTTCTGGTAAGAATTCCCAGCAGGTAGTTACTTCTCTCTTTTTAAGTTCACCACTAATTAAACTTGTGTACTCTAATAAGATAATACCTTCGTGCATTCTTTCTATAATTTTTTGTAAATCCATTATGCTATCCTATGTATGTTGATACACCAGTGCCAGGCATCAGTTTCCTGTAACCCTCTACAATGCTCAAACATATCCATTGGAGGGTCTATAATTTGCTGTTCTATTTCTTTATCTAGTTCTCTTTCGATTTCTAGTGTTCTCTCAGTTTCTTCACACAGATAAGTCCCTCGTTTATCTGTATAACACAGCCCGTCTATTGGTTCATACACTTGACAACTTACTAGCATTAAACCAATGCCTAGTATTATCATAAGTGCTATCCACTTGCGTGTTTTATTTTTCAAATCTTTCTCCAAGTATCCTTTCTTTTTTCTTCAGAAAACTCATATATCTTCCAAGGGATTCCGTGGTCGTATAAGACTCCTGCCCAAGTAATTTCTATATCGGGCGGGCTTTTTTCTGCGAATGGGAAGGGTACATCTTTAAGCCACAAGACTGTAGCTATTCCTTTCTTTTCTCTTTTTGCAATTTTATGATATTTTAACTTAAGATTTCTCGTCTTTTCATAGTTTATGACTTTTCCGTCATTATCAATAAATGTGCTTCCCCTGTGCTTCATTAGTCCTATTTCATCTTCGATCATATACTTTAAGGGATAAATACTTTTCATTGGACTCTGTAATCTTCTTGCCCCTAAAGTTTCGCCTGGCATATTCAAGTCATCTAAAACTTGATCTTCAATCCACAGAATACCATCTATTACTTCAGCACTATCTGTATGTATAACAAATAAGGGGAAAGTTAAGTCCTCTATAGTATACGCTCTGCTTTTTCGTAGTCTCATACATCTTCTCTGCGATTGCTGCCTTCTTCTTATTTTACTCTGGAATCGTCTTCTATGTCCAGTCATATTGGTCATA